TGAACAACTTAAAGAAAGACCATACATAGACAACTTTCAAACAGAGAAAGATTTATTATATTCTGAAGAGTTTGATCCAAAATTAAGAATGCAAATTATGGACAAATGCGAAAACAGATATAAGTTCCAAGAATTAGTCCTAGTACTTGGGAGACGTAGTGGTAAATCATTCCTTGTTTCGGCAATTGGTTTGTATGAGTTATATAGATTAATTTCTATGGGTCATCCTCAAGCAAGATATGGGTTGATGGAGTTTGATGCCATTTATCTTTTAAACGTGGCTAAAAATGAGGAACAGGCTAAAAATGCTATCTTCGCAAAGCTAAAGCAAACTGTTCTAGCTTCACCATTTTTTCAACCTTATATTGGAAAAGATACAGAATTAGAAATGCGTTTCTTTACTGAAAACGACCGTAAAGAAAATGAAAGAAGAGAAACTGCGGGTCTTAACTTATTTTCTGGTTCATTAGTTTTAAAGTGCGGTTCTAGTAGTGCTTCAGGTCTCGTTGGTCTCACTTGTTGGAGTGTGATCATGGACGAAATTGCTGCTATGGCTGGGGACAATCCTGATTCTGGTCTTGACTATGATTTATATAATGATCTAAAGCCTTCTCTTGCTACTTTTGGTAGAGATGGAAAGATGATGATGCTTTCCAACCCTAAAGGCCCAATTGGATTACTTTATGATTTACATGAAAATAGACAAGACGATCCATCCACTCTTGTTATGCGTGGCCCTACTTGGCTTGTAAATCCCAATATTGATAGAGATTTCTTAGAGTCTGAAAAGAAGAAAAATCCTACAGAATATCAAATGCAATATGGAGCAGAGTTTGGAGCTTCATCCTCTGACCCTATGTTTGCTGAAGATGACATTAATAGATTCTTTTCATCTATGTCTATGGTGAAAAGAGTTGAAAAAGGATTTGGAATGCATGATTATTTCTGCCATTTAGACCCTGCAAGAACATCTGACTACTATGCTTTAGCTGTTGCACACACTGAAGCTATTATTGGACAAATGGGTGCAGATGGAAGAATTATGAGAAGAATTGTTATTGATCATATTCATTTCTGGAATCCATTGACAAAGAATCAGCCAATTGAAGAAAAAACTATTGAAGAATATGTTTTAGACTTACACAAAAGATTTAGATTTAGACAAGTAAGCATAGACCAATGGAACTCACAATCTTCAGTAATAAAACTTCAAAGCTTAGGTGTGCCAATTGTTGAAAAACAATTTAATAAAAACTACAAAGAAAGTATCTACACAGAATTGGCTACGTTAATTAGAGAAGACAGAATTGATATTTATGATGTTTCTGGTGGAGCATACTTAGATAAATCAAATTAAAGAAGCTAAATCTCAATTCTTATTTCTTCAAAAAAAATGGAAAGGTAAAAGATTTGCAATTGAAGCATTGTCTGGATATCACGATGATATTTGTGATGCAGTAGCAGCTGTAGCTTATGAAGCACTATTTGCTAAGATTGCAAAACAATTACCTAAGTCAAGGACGATTAATATGAGCGGAAGAATAAGATAATTATCCGTCTTTGAGGTTCTCAACACATGTCTTCAAAAAAGAATATTAAAATAGCTGCTGGTTTTGGTGGTGTTGGAGGTGCAGGCTCTGGTGCTTGGTCTCCTGGTGGTAGTCCTGGCGGCGGAAATTATGGTGACTACAACCTGTTCATGACAGACCAAGGCTTTGAATCAATTTTAGCTAGAACCCATAACCCGCCAGATGATGATGCAAACAGAAACTTTGAAGCAAGATTAGTGCCTTTTCATACATCAAAAGAAGATGATGTATTAGGAAACATTGACATTCTTGATCCAGTTGAAAGAGAAAGAATTAAATTAAGAGCTAAATTGAGAGACCATAAGGCTTTAATGGAAGCTGAAGCTAATAAAAGCAAGCAAACTGATAATAAAGAATCTTACATCTCAATGGAAGAATCACTTTCCAGTAGAAGAAAATACAAAGAAAAGCAAAAGTTTGATTATGAAGATGAAACTCCTGAACAGATTAAACCTGAAAGAGTGCATTATTCTTCAAAACAATTTACAAAGATAGCTAAGGATTTTACAACTAGAAGAAGAGACAATATTACCCCTTCTGGTCCTGATGATAATCCATTCTATGATGCACAATTTTCAAACGCACACCTTGGTAAAACTCCATTATTAACCGAAGGCGCAGATCTTGATAAATATTTTGCAGAACAAAGAACAGAATACACACCTGATCAAGATGGTTTTAGAAATGAACCAACCATCTTAGATACATTGGATCCAGATGCAGCATACCCATCATTCTCAGGTAAAAGTTCTGCAGAAAATTATGATCCTAATGAAAATGACAAAACAATAGAGCAACAACTACATACACAAGAATATGCATTGAACAATGAATATGATAGACATAAGCAAGGTGATGAAGAAGTTGGCTTTGATGATAATCCTGGATTGAAAGGACAAGGCAATTTCCCAAGAGTACCATGGGCAGGATCTAATTTGTAAAATATATGTATGGTATATGACTATTTGATTATTGGAGCCGGATTATTCGGCTCCATTTTTGCATATGAAGCAAATAAAACAGGGAAAAAAGTTTTAGTTATTGATCAAAGAAATCATATCGGCGGAAACTGCTACACAGAGCCGCATGAAGATTATCATATTCACAAATATGGTCCACACATATTTCATACATCCAAAAAATATATTTGGGACTATTTAAATGAGTTTACAGAATTCAATAATTATTCTCATAGGGTTAAAGCTATAAACAAAGGCAAAACATATTCTTTGCCAGTTAACCTATCAACAATTAATCAAATATGGCCAGAAGTAAATACACCTGATAAAGCCATAGCAAAAATACAATCTGAAATTGTTCCTTGCGAAAATCCTAAAAACTTAGAAGAACATATTTTATCATTTGTTGGCCCCACTATTTATGAAACCTTAATATATGGGTACACGAAAAAACAATGGGGTAAAGAACCTAAATATTTACCATCCTCAATCATTAAAAGATTACCAATTAGATATACATATGACGATAGTTATTATCCAGACCAAGATATTTATCAAGGCATACCAGTAAACGGATATACACCAATATTTGAAAAAATGCTTAAGGGTATCGATATTGAATTAAATGTTGATTTCTTTAGTGACAGATCATATTGGGAATCTAAAGCTCATAAAATAGTGTATACCGGTCAAATTCAAAGATATTTTGATTATATGTATGGAGATTTAGAATATAGATCTTTAGATTTCAAAAATTATGAAGTTATGACTGATTTTCAAGGATGTTCACAAATGAATTATCCTGATGAAAATACATCCTGGAATAGAATAATCCAACACAAGCATTTCACAAAAAGTAAATCTAAATACGACTTGATTACTTATGAATATTCAAAAAAATATGATTCAAAAGATTTAACTAGTCAACCATATTATGCAGTTAATGATGAAACAAACAATCTAATTTATGAGAGATATAAAGAATATTACCAAAAGTTTACTAAGAACTTAATTATTGGTGGACGCTTAGGGAATTACAGATATTACGATATGGATATGACTATTGCGAATGCATTGAACGTATGTAAAAGAGAATTAGCAGGAAATTCAGTTTAAAAATTATAAAACACAAATTATGCATAGAAGTGAAATTGTTAGATTATTAAAACTTGCACACTCATTAGACAAGCGGGGGAAACTTCGTGAGTCTGACAAAATAACTTTCAAACTTACTAAAATTGCTCAATATTATGGCAACTTCATGTCCACCAGCACAGAAAACAGAGTTGTGCCTTTCGATGATACAGCAGAAGATGTTGAAATTGACGAAAAAAGACTAGATAAGCAAGATAGATTTAGAGTTCCTGAGTCCAAAGATGATGAAGCTTCTAATCCAGAATTATTCAATACAGAAGCACAACTTCATGGTGCTTCTGGGTATGGAATTACTTATGAAGATCCAGCTCCAGAGTCAAAAAATATTGGTTTAGAT